GAAGGTAATGTAATCAAAAGAAGATGGTTGCAAACTGAAACTGGTCAAGGTCATGTGGCTAAAGATAGGAGTGGTAAGTTAAATCCATTTGAAGAACCTGATCTTACAAAACTTATTGATAAGTTAGGATTCGGAAAGACGAAACAAGCCACACAAGAAGAACCTTTAACTAAAGCGGGGTAATAATGGTAGATTTTGCAGACGTTGATTTCATTGATTCTGTTGATGAAATGCCTATTGGGCCAAGCGTGGCTCCAGAAGGAACTTATCCTTGTAAGGTAATTGAAAGTGTTAAATACCAATCTAAATCAGGTAACAATACTTTGAAAATTACTTTCCAAGTAGATAACGGTAAATATAAAGATCATGTTGAATACTTTAGTCTTTGGCATCCAACCGAAGATGTAAGAAGAATTGCAACTGAAAAGTTTACTAGATTGGCTAAAGCAGTAGGGTTTAAAAAGTACCCAGATGATGCTTCAGCCTATGTTGGTAAAGAATTACTTATGAATCTCAGAAATGTAGATGAAGATTGGAAAGATAATGACGGTAATACTCGTACTACGACTAAAACTGTTGTGAGGTCTTATGAATTTAAGAATGATTTTCCACAAACTTCTGAAACTAAATCTGATGAGGCAGAAGTAAGTCCACCTCCTTTTTAATTAAAAGAATGTTTAGGGGGAGTCTTGTATATGCTCCCCCTTCTCAAGAATCCCCTTAGCTCTATCCAAATTCATTTGCAACAAAGGACAATAATTTTGTTTTTCTTGTTGTACTTCTAAAGCATTCACTAAACATTGAAAAGCAGTAGTTAACTCTTTTCTTTCCTCTGCCATTTGATCAATTCTTTTTTCAAGATTGATTACATATATTTTTTTATTTAGTTTTTTCATCTTCCTTGTCCTCTATATTTTAATTTTGATTGTCTCCTTTTGTGTTTGTTCAAAGTGCTAGTCATAGTATTTTTATGAATACCCTGGCTAGTTTTTTTTCCTCTAGAACCACAAACCGAATTATGTTGTTGAAAGTTTTTTGTTTTTTGCATAACTATTTAAGATTTAATTTTATAATTTCAAAAGCAACTGATACTTTTGCTAATTTTTTTTCTGCTTTTTCTAATTTTTGTTGATGGCCAGTATCTGTCCAATCATGTGCAACTTCATCTATAAATTTTTCCATAATATCTACAGCTTCATTAACCGTATTTACCACCTCAGATTCTTCATATTGCTCTTTCAAAGTATTCCATAAAGCTTCGTTATATTCTTTTTCAGCTTTTTTATTTTTCTTTTTACGCCTTGTTATTTTCATAATTCCATATTTTTTAAGATGTGAGATATAACAGAGACTGTAAAACCATTTCCAAGCATTTTAAATCTTTGTGTTTTTGAAACGCAGTTTGTGTAATTATCTGGAACCGTTTGAAGGCGCTCACACTCTATTGGCAATAACTTTCTCCAAGATAATTTTTCTTCGCTTACAGCTACATTATCTTTTTCTACTGAACTCAAAGCGTTACTCTTTTCATCTTTTCTAAGTTCTAACATTTGTTTTGGTTTGGTTTCTTTCCATTTAACTCTTTGTCCCTCATCATCATAGGATCTAGCTCTCCAAGCACCAGATAGTACTTTAGGCTCTCTATTTCCACCTTGCATAGTATTTAATGTAGGAGACTTACCCTCTGGCGAATAAACTCTTTTAAGTATGTCATGTCCGTTTACATCAACAGCTACACCAACTTGCTTTGGCTCCTTCAAAGCAAAAAGACTATCGGTTGATTGTTTGTGTTGATTTGCAAGTAAGGCACCGCTTTTCTCTTGATTTGGTTGAAAAGCTCTGGATCTAGGATTGTTTGTCAATCTATCGTTTAATTTGTCAGATATTTCTACATCTTTTTTTATCCAACTTTGAATTTGTCCTTTATACATAGTCGCTGTTAAAGTCTTAGATTTGCCAACATCAATATGCCTTACTTGGTTAGCTCTAGGCTCACCATGGAAATGATTTTGTAGGTATTGTGGCACTTCTTCTTGCCATTCCTCCTCTTTAACTAAAATATCTTTTAGAACTATTCCTTGATCCTCTGGCTGTTCAACATTTGGTATGTTAGTCCAATACAGCCTAAGCCTATTTTGAGCTGATACAAGAGCCGAATTTATTAAGATAGGCTTTATCTTACCTTCAAATAAATCTTCTCCCTGGAAGTCTGGATAACAAGCAGAAACTTGATCTGTAATAACGTCTTGAAACTGTTGTTTCATCCTCACATTTTCTAACAAAAAGTATTTTGGTTTTATTTCTTTTAATATTCTTATGAACTCAAAAAATAATGCAGACCTTGGATCGTCAAAGGCCAACTGCTTTCCAGCAAAACTAAAACCTTGACATGGAGAACCACAAGTTATTAAGTCAATATCTTTGTAATCTTTAGGATCTACGTTGCATACATCTCCGATTTGAATGGTATTTGGAAAGTTTTTTTGAGTTACTTGGATAGCGTATTTATCTATTTCACTTGCATAATAAGTATCTACTTCAATACCACATTGTTGTAGAGCTAACTGGGTACAACTCATACCGTCAAACAAACTTAATACTTTAATCCCCATTGGTTCTCGTATAGTAAATTGTAAAAGATTTGGTAGCTTTGTTAGTAATTTTTTTGATCAAACAATCTGGCGACAAAGACTTAACCTTTTCAAAAGCATCATCAAAAGAAATGCAATCAGACGCTTCTATAATTTGCAACTTGTCCCCTCTTTGAACTTCTGCTTGATAGTCTTGTCTAACCTCTAAGGTCATCTTTGATATTAAGTATGTGTTTAGATCTTGCTATTGGATCTGAAATGTACATGCGATAAATGCAATCATCTTTGTGGTCATAACCCAATATAACTTCCCCTTCAATTCTGTAATAAGCGATCATTTATTCTCCTTTTTTCAACGTGTTTTTGTAATCTCTGTAAAGTTTTTTCAGTTAGTTTACCCGCATATTTAATTTTTGTATTAGTCATATACTTCTCCAAACACAATCCAAACATCTATATTAGCTAACAAAAATATCAAAGTTGCAGATAACAATAATATTATAAAATCTTTTGCTGTTAATTTCATAAGCTAACTATTCCAGTCGCTATATTCCAAGAAAGTATTAGCAATCCTATTAAGATACATATTCCCAAAGCTATAGCCCATTTATCTTCTCTCATTATCTTCCTTTTCTTTATTCATGTGCTTTACTTTATAATAAACTTCCAAAGCTTCGCCAACTGCTCTGTTATTCCATTCATAGCCAATATCTTTTTTTACAACATCTAATATAGCTGCATGATACGCAGTTAATCTTATGTTTCTGATAGTTCTAGGTACATATTTATTTGCCATTTTCTTCTCCTTTTTTGTCTGGAAAGTATTTACGCTTTACATCTGTAGCCATTATAAAAGTATCTAAGCCTTCTAAAGCCTGGTCGAATATAGGTTCTGCATAATCGCCTACTTCATCTAAAAAAGCTTGTCTGCATTCTTTAATGGATTTGAACTTACCTTGTCGATAAGCTTCAAAATAATCTCCCGCCTTTACTTCTAGATCAATAACAACATCTTTAAACTTACTCATCTTTTACCAACCTTAGTTTAGTTTTTCTTTTTTCTTTTTTTGCTTGTTCGATAAGGCCTTCAAAAATTTCATGTTTTTGTTGCAACTTCAAGAACTCTGAAAGTTGTTGATCAGTAATTTCATTATGATATTTCATAGCTATATCCCAAACAGACCAAACTGTCCCCATAATATCTGAATCGTACTCGCCTTTTTCTTTTACATGTTGTGTTAGTGCTTCGCATCTTTGTAATGCTTTTACTAATTCTGATAATTTTTCTTCAAATGTTTGCATTACTATCCTCTCTGAGCTTAATTTCTACAAGATTAGGAGAATTGTGGATCATAGGCTCTTCGCCCTTCATAACGTCTCTATATAGCCCTAAAGTGCCTTCTAATGCTATCCACCCAGCTACTAAATCTTTTTCAGACATTTTGAAGATTTTACTAGCATAAGGTTTCTTTTTTTCTTGTGCGACAAAGTAAAAACCTTCTACCTTAAATCCCGCTTTTTCATACCCTCTTTTGTACCAAGACGCTTGTAAATCATAGCCGTACTTACGAACTGAGCTAGTAAATCCTTTTGGCGAACAATCCATTGTAGTTTTGTAATCGACAATAATTATATTCTTTTCTGAGTATGGTTGACCTATTGGATGTCTAATAACATCTGATCTTAATTTACAAAGTGTTTCTCCTTCATACCAATAAAATGATGCTTCGTATGGACTTTCAAATATAGAAGGATAGTCTAGCTCATTCGGATTGAGATACTTACTTGCTTCTGGAATGAGTGCTTCTTCCATAGCAAAAATATCTTCCTTCTGTTGATTATTAATAACGGTATAACCCCTTTGCTCATAGTCCGCTTTTAGCGACTTATTGGCGCTTGTATAAGGAGATCCGACTATAACTGCAATATCTTTATCAAAAGCTTCTTGACCTTCGACAATAAGGGCATGAGCTGCTGTCCCAAATCTTAGGGCTGGCGAGTCCTCAATCTCTTCATATAAGGCGTGTACTTGGCTATCCATAAACTTTCTTATGGTTGATGAACTTACGCCTGGACTGTTGTGATAAAAGCTATTGGTTAGCTTTGGAAAGTAATATGCTTCATTTAAAACATAATTCTTATGCGGTTCTAATATTTCAGGCAGACTTTGCATGTGGTTCCTCCTCTTGTAATTTACTGATGATTTCTTCTCGCCATTGTTTAGCTCTTTTAAGATCGAACTCTGCCATAGCAAGTTGATGTATTAATTGTTGATATTTATCTTCTTCCATAAACTCTTACCTCTTGTTGCATTATACACACTAAAAGTATAATATGTCCACTAATTGTAGTTAAGGGGAGGTTTTTTAAGTTACTTCCCTTAATTCTAGTGCCGTTCATGTCATTCTCCCAATTAGACGGCTGAGGCTTCGGAGAGAGCCTAGCTAGAAATCTCTCCGCCCTTGCCCTTTTATCTGGAAGTATGTATATAATTCAGTATGAGTTATCAGGTCATAAATTTTAAAGAAAAGTTGGGAAAACCCACGGCACAAGAACTGATAAATAAATGCGACAGTATTCTCAATAATCATAGTGTTAGAGGTGAGTCGGAACTAATGACTAGCCTTTGTATGCTGTCTTACTCTTTGCAAAAGATTATGCAGATAACGCAGTCGGATCAAGAAACGATACGCTTGGTTAATGAAACACTAGACGCACACTTACCTGATGATTACTTAGGCGAAGAAAGCATCTTTTTTACTGCTGATTTTGACTTAGATCCAGAAAATTAATATTGTCTGATTTTTGTCATGGTATTTATGACACCGCAAACCCTTTATTTATAAGGCTTTCATTAATATTTTATTTTTTTCATTTTTGTCATAGGAATAATAAGAAAATACCCTTAAATACTCTAAAATCCTTGACAACTAACTAATCGGGAGTGTACCCTTGCTACACACTATTGGGAGAATGGTGGGAGGAGGTCGTATTAGAATACGCTAAAAAATCATGGCAGATTATCAAAAGAAACATGATACAACTTACGAAGGCAATCTACTTGCTGAAAAAGATACGCCCCCTATCGAAACTTGCAACCTGGATAAGAAATTAAATCGCAGACAAAGAATATTCATTTGGACTGCTGTCAATAATCCTAGACTATCTTTGATTGAGTCGGCAGCGAAAGCTGGCTATAAGGATCCAAGACAAGCTGCAAACAAACTCATGAGCAATCCTTTGATTAGATCCGAATACAACTACCTTATGAATGAAGTTAAGAAAAAGTATGAATTGAATTATGATCGTGCTGTACAAGACCTTTATGACATTCGGGACAAAGCTTTAGAGGCTGGTTCATTTAACGCTGCAATTTCTGCTCAAAATAGTTTATTAAGAGTCGGGGGCCTGATTGTTGATCGTAAGGAAGTTATGTTTGGAAAAATAGATCAAATGAGTAGAGAAGAAGTCGAAAACCGCCTGGAAAGTCTGCTCGGCCAGACAATAGAAGCACAAGTTATTCAAGATAACGCTTTAGAAAATAATGATGTGAATGATTTAGAAAGTGAAGTAGAGCAATAAAAGGGGAGAAAAAGACAAGTATCACTCTACTTCGTTTTGTATTTTAACTGCTAATTACACCTCTTGTCTAACCCAAATAGTAATCTATTAAGAAAGCTATTCCGATTAATGTAAGCAATACAATTTCCCAACCTACCATTAATGGCTTATTAGGGCTTTTATTTTGTTCATTTGGAACACTAATTTGAGCTTATCCAAGTCTTTAGCTGTATGACCGCCAACATTCCATTCAGTCATATCTTCAACCTCACGACCTTCTTCGCCTAAATAGTTCTTACCGTTTTTCCAATTGTAAATGTGTAGATAAGTTCCGTCTTGAAACTCAATCTCCCATTCGACATCAGTCTTACCGTCTGAAGATGATAAGTCGATTATCTGTGGTTCTCCAAAAGCATCAATCAACTCTTGATAAGAACATTTAACATAGCCAATTAAACTTGATCCGAAGATCGAATTTTGATTGACTCCCTCGTTATGTGTTACATACATATATGGCTTCATATTACCTCCTCTGTTTCTAATATTATACCAATCCACTTTACATTCCTCATGCTCTTTATAGCTTGAGAAAGCAAACTGAAATCTTCTTGATTATTAACCGAAATCCAAACTATTGGTTTATTACCTAACTTGGCTTTTCTTGGATTCAGATCGCTTTGTATCGTTCTCAGATACTCTATAGCGTCTTGTACTTGTTTAAGTTTTAAATTTTGCATTAGCGATATACCATTCTTCTAAGATCGTCTAAAAATTGATTATCTAAATCCTTAACTAACTTTTCTAAATCTTCTAAGTGATCTTTTAAATGACACAAGTCGCAATAAAAATCTCCGTCAAAAATCATATTGCCACTCATACCGTATTTATCACAACTATCACAATGTAAATACTCAGGGCAGTGCGTATGGAAATCTTCATAAAACTTTTCTGTAAGACCTTCTTCATCTTCGTA